ATAAAAACTGTAGATCAAGAATTTAAAAATCAAAAAGGAAATGTAATATCAATTACAAGAATTGATATTTTATCAGATCCAGATCAAATTAATACAGACGAAGCACTAGGATATACAAGATTATAATGGCTAATACTTATGCAAAAGTTTCAGGAACATTCCAAGAGATAGAAAACGCATACGGAAAAGTATCAGGCGTTTGGCAAGAAGCAGATGAAATTTATGCAAAAGTATCGGGTACTTGGGAATTAGTATTTGCTGCATTTACACCAGGTACAATACAAACCTTAAGTTCTGGTTCAGGAACATTTACTGTTCCTGATGGAGCTAATGCATTACATATTCAAGCCGCAGTCGGAGGTGGTGGTGGAGCTGCAGGTGGTGTTAGTTATGATAAGGCTAATGGTGAATCTGCAGGAGCAGGTGGAGGATCTGGAGGTTATGTATCAGATCAAATTTATTCTGTAACTGAAGGCGAAACAATTAGTTATTCAATTGGATCAGGAGGAGCGGGAGGAAACCAAACTCCTAATTTTGGACAACCTAAAATAGCTGATGCTGGTACTAATACTACTTTATCTGGATCAACTACTGGTGCTATTTTTACTTTAGGTGCAGGTGGAGGATCATCAGGAACTGGTGGAGGAGTGCAAGGTCCTTTAAGAACAAACACTGCGGGAACCGCAGGTACAGGAACTATTTCAGTAACACCTATAAGTTCAGGTACTTTTAGAGATTCAGATGGCACTACAAAAAATGTAACGACTTTAATAAGCGGTCCTGTTGGAACATTTAATCAATCAGGTAATGGAGCTGTTGGAGATTTAAGTGGTTCAGGAAACTGTGGTGGAGATAACTGTAGAATAAATGGTTTTGATGGTGGGGATTCTTATGCTGGAAATATAACTGGTGGTAGTGGAGGATCATCATCAGGTGCTGGAACTAATGGTGGAGCAGGAACTAGAGGATCAGGCGGTGGTGGAGGTGCTGCTCAAACAAACAGCGGTAATACACAAGGTGCTACAGGCGGAAATGGTGAAATTCAATATAGGTTTTTAAGAGTTCAATAGTATATTATAGAAGCCTATGGCTAATATATCTAAATGGTTTGGTTATCCTATTTACATAACTAAATTAGAAAATTTTGAAAAGATAAATAAAAAAATATTACCTATTATAATAAATAATATAACTCCTACTAATTCTCAATATTCTAAAACTACAGATATAAAAGCAAAAGATTTACAATCAATAGATGATAATTTACATATTGATAAAAGATTTAATGAACTTTATAATGAAATAACAAAAGTAATTGAAGGTTGTTTATTAGCTCAAAAATATAATTTAGATTTATTTGAAATATATATAACAAAATCTTGGGCTACCTTATCGACTAAAGAACAATTTATATCTTATCATAGACATATGAGTAGTCATTTTAGTTTTGTTTATTATCCACAAGCTCACGAACAAGGAAATTTATTTTTATTAGATGATGATGCTCATAAAGTAGGATTAAACATACCAAAAAGAGAACCTTATTTTACAGAATGGAATCAAAATAATTATGGTAAAGCAGAGTATCCAGCAGAGACAGGTAATATAATTATATTTCCATCTATGATGTTTCATGAAACTGGTAAAAATAATAAAGAAAAACCTAGAATATCAATTTCAGGAGATATTTTACTTACTATGAAAAAAGGTATTAAATCAGAACATAATATACCTAGTCCAGATACTTGGAAAAAGCTATAAAATAGGCTTACTTCTTTCTTTTATTTAATATATAATAACAAAAAAATAGTATAAATTTATGCCATTAACTCAATTAAATTTTCAACCTGGAATAGATACTGAAAACACACCTACAGGTGCTGAAAGTAAATGGATAGATTGTGATAAAGTAAGATTTAGAAAAGGTCTTCCACAAAAAATAGGTGGATGGACAAAATTTAGTACAGGTTATTATGTTGGAGTAGGACGAGCTTTAGAACAATGGTTTGGTCTAGATGGTGGTCGTTACGAAGCTCTAGGAACAGATAGAAAAATTTATGCTTATGCTTCAGGAACAAGTCAAGATATTACTCCTATAAGATCAACTGATGCTTTAACTAATGCCATTAGTACTACAAATGGTAGTAATATAATTACTATTATGGATACTGGTCATGGAGCTTCTCAAGGAGATTTTGTAACTTTAAGTAATGTTAGTACAACAGTAGGTGGAATTCCAGCATCAACTCTTGATGCAGAATATGAAATATTAACTATATCAAATACTGATGCTTATACTATTCAAAGTAGTGCTACAGCAAATGCTAATGTTGCTCCTACTGGTAATTGTACTGCAACTTATCAAATAGGTATAGGACCTTCTATTCAAACTTTTGGTTTTGGTTGGGGATCAGGTACTTGGAACACTGGAACATGGGGAACACCAAGATCATCTTCTAATGTAGTTCTTGATGCTCGGCTATGGTCGATAAATAATTGGGGTGAAGATTTAATTATCACTCAAAAAGATGGAGCAACTTACGAATGGAATTTATCTGGTGGTATGACTAATAATAGAGCTACAGCAGTTGCTAATGCTCCTTCTAATTCTACTCTGTCAATGATATCAACAGAAACTAGACACGTAGTATGTTTAGGTACAGAAACTGAAATTGGAAATACTGCAAGTCAAGATAAAATGTTTATAAGATGGTCTGATCAAGAAAATTATAATCAATGGTCACCTAATGTAGTCAACTCTGCTGGATCACAAAGAATTGCTGGAGGAAGTGAAATACGTTGTGCAAGACCTGCAAAAGGTACTATGCTAGTATGGACAGATACAACAATGAATTCTATGTCTTTTATTGGTCCTCCTTTTATATTTGGTTTTAGACAATTAGGTAACGACTGCGGAGCTGTTGGTCTTAACTCTGCGATAGTAATAGATGATATTGCTTATTGGATGTCTGATGGACAATTTTTTAGATACGCAGGATCAGTTCAAGAAATACCTTGTCCTATATTAAATCATGTATTTGACGATATTAATAAAGCTCAATACTCACAAGTTTATGCTGGACAAAATTCTAATTTTTCTGAAGTGATATGGTACTATTGTTCTAGTGCCTCGGATCAATGTGATCGATATGCAATTTATAATTATTTAGAAAACTCTTGGTATTTTGGAACTATGAATAGAAGTACTTATCAAGATAATGGAGTTGAATTAAATCCTTTAGCTACAGAGTATTTTCCTAATTCTAATGTAACTTCTATAACTACAATAAATGGTGTAACTCAAGGAAGAAGTATAATCTATGCTCAAGAATCAGGAGTAAATGCTGATGGACAACCTTTAGCTTCTTATATACAATCAGGTGATGGAGATATTGCTGATGGTGAAACTTTTAGTTTTATTAATAAAATAATACCTGATTTTCAAAATCAAACTGGTAATGCAACTATTACTTTAAGAGTAAAAGACTATCCTAATGATACAGCTACAGTAGGAGAAACTTTGACTGTAAGTAATACTACGAGCTTTTTAAATACTCGTATTCGAGGAAGACAAACTAATGTAAAAATAGAAAATAGTGCTCTAGATGATAATTGGAGATTTGGAACATTAAGAGTGAACATAAAACAAGATGGAAAAAGATAAATATATAATAAGACCAGCTCGTATATCGGATGCTGTTAGAATAAGAGAATTACTTAAAACGTGGCTTACAGAGGCTCCATTTAACTTTGGAAATACTAATAATACTAAAGCTCTTGAAAATATAGTATTTTACATTAAGAATAGTTTTGTTATAGTAGTAGAACATGAAAATATTATTGTAGGAACATTGGCTGCAACAGTCGATGAAACATGGTATAGTGACAAAAAGTTCATGAGAACTTTATGGTTACATGTTAATCCTAAACATAGAAACTTTAGGATCTTTCGTTCTATAATGGTAGTTTTTAAAGAATACGCACTAGCAAATAAAGTAACTGCGATATGCGAAATCTTTCAAGGTAAAGACGTTGAAAGAAAAGATAAAGCTTTTAATAAATTAGGATTTAAAGTTATCGGAGGAACTTATATAGTCAATGGGTAGTATTTTCAAACCAAGTGTTACAACAGTTCAGGCACCATCGCAGTCTCAGACTAGCTATGATATTCCTGAATATTTTAAAGAAATTCAAGAAAGAACTTTAAGACGAGGTGAACAAGAATTTAGTAAACCTTATCAAGCTTACACAGGTCAGCGTATCGCACAACTTGATCCTTATGAAATACAAGCTGGAAATATTTATCAAAATCAAATAGTACCTCAATCAGGACAATTAGCTGGAATAGGTCAAGAGATTGCAAATGTAGGTGCTACAACTTATGATACTGCAACTGCACAAGCTTATGCTAATCCATATGAGGATAGAGTTATTTCGGGAGCTTTAGGAGATTTAAGAGAAGCTTACGGTCAAACTCAAAAATCTATGGATGCTTCAGCAATAGGTGCGGGAGCTTTTGGTGGATCTAGACAAGCTATTCAAAATGTTTTAGGAGCAGAAAGATTTATAGAAAGTGCAGGAGACACATCAGCAAGATTAAGACAAGCTGGTTTTGAATCTGGTGCTAATAGATTTGCTCAAGATAGAGCAACACAAATGTCGGGACTTGGTGCTAAACTAGGTGCAGCACAAAATCAAATAGGTGCATTACAACAAGCATCAGCAGGACTTGCTGGTTTCGGAACTCAAGCTCGTGGTATAGCTCAAGCAGGACTTGCAGAAGGATATCGTGACTTTATAGAAGAAAGAGAATTTGGTGGTAATCAAGTTAAACAAATGATTGGTGCTTTATCAGGTGCTCCTATAAGAAGTTACGGAGAAGAAAGAACTGGTTATACTACAACACCAGTTGCTGGACCAAGTGCCTTTGGTCAAATAGCAGGTGCAGCAATGTCAGCATATCAAATGTCAGATATTAGATTGAAGAAAGATATTAAATTAGTTGGCAAATCTCCTAAAGGAATTAAAATTTATAACTTTAAATATAAAGATGATAATAAAACATATCAAGGCGTTATGGCTCATCAAGTACCACAAGCTTCTATTGCAAATGAATTTGGTTATTTAATGGTAGATTATAATAAACTGGACGTAGAATTTAAGGAAATATAATGGCTTCTCTTGAAGAAAAATATATAGAATATCAAAAAGATGCTCCACCAGAAGGTGCTTTATCTTTCAAAGAATTTGAAAATGCTATGAGCACTATAACTAAAAAAGAAGATGTTAAAGAAGAAGTTGTAGATACATCAGAAGAATTACCAGCAACAGAAGAATTTTCAGATGAACAATTTATGGTCGGTGACGATAGTAAAGAAATGTTTAGTATGGAGCCTAAATTAGGTGATGCTTTTGAAGTTATGACTGGTACTACTTTTGAACAAGACGATAATAGAAATGCAAGATTAGCAGATTTAGTACCAGAATTAAAAAAAGAAAATGAAGCTCTTAAAATTCAATTAACAAATAATTTACCTGATCCAGAAAAAGAAAAAGAAAAATTAATAAATATTGATAATTCTTCTTTAAGTGCTTTTACTAAAAGTATAGGTAAATCTTTCATTAATATAGCTAAAGAAGTTCCAAAAAGAATAGATGAGATTGCCGAGGATCCAAAGAAAAGAAAAAACTTTATAAGAGGATTAGAAATTATAAATGCTTCTTCTGGTATAAAACCTATTGGACAAGCTAAATCACCTTTAGGTTCTATTGCAGAAGGATTACTTAAAGCTGAAAAAGGATTCACTGCAGAAGAAATTGCTAAATTAAAAGCAAAGAAAAAAGAACCTAGAAGATATAAAAGTCCCGGAGAAGAATTACTTGTAGCTAGTATGACAGATTATAGAAAAAGAAAACAAATTGATAAAGATTTAACTAAATCAATTATTGAAAGATATAATTTAGCAAAAACTGTAGCTATGAAAGATGGCGAGTTACCTACTGGAATTCTTAATGCAACATTCAGAGATTTAAAAGGTGTTATACAAGAATTAAATTTAGGAGATAAATACGATGCTTTAGCTAAAAAATTTGCTTCTGAAGATTATACACAAATGACTTTAGAAGATCAAAATATATTTAATGATTTATTTCAAGCCGCAACTTTTGAACAAGTAGTTCAAGATGTTAAAAAACTTTATCCTGTTTCTAATAAAGACATCGATACTTTATTAAAAACTAAAGGAGATATAAGTACAAGACCTGATGCTTTAATTAGACTAATTGCAACACAAATGGCAACTAATGATATATCTACGCAATCTGAAGATATAGCATATAAATATTTTGAATTAGGTGATCAACAATTTGAAAAAAAATCTATTTTAATGTCAGAAAAAATGATTGCTGAAAAATTAAGAAAAGAAAATAAAGTTACTGATACAACTCTAGAAAAACTATTCGGTAGTGCTAAAGATGTAACTGATGCTGGTTACATTACAGCTTACTATTATCAAAATTTACAAGCTCAAAAAACAGATGGTAAATTAGATTCATTTACAGTCTTTAAAACTGCACAAAAAAATAAAGAATCAGAAATAGAAAATATTAAAAAGAAATATAAAAAAAAAGAATAAAATGATATGGTTGAAAACGAAAAAATTATTAAAGAAGATATTAAACTTCCAAACGACATTTTATCTGAAACTGACGAAATAAAATTAGAAGATAATAATGACGAAGTAAAATTAGAAGATAAAATAAAATTAGAAGATAACAATCAAGAAATTAAAGTAGAAGAAAAAGAAGAAATTAAAGTTGCTGATACTAAATTTACAGCAGAGCAAGAAAAAGATTTTAATAAATTATTAGAATTAGGTGAAAAACCAGAAGATGCTAAAGCAATAATTTTAGGTGAACCAGCAGAAACTAAAAAAATAGATTTTAAAGGTAAATCTGAATACGAAGTTGATAAAGAAGTTTTAGCTAATGATGGTATTGATTTAGATTTAATTATTAAATCAGAGCCAGAGGCTGCTAGTATATCAGAAGAAATATTTGTTGATAGTGCAGGTATAGAAAGTAAAGGTGGTGTAATATCTTCTAAACTTTTATATGAACTTAATGGATATAATGCTGATAAAGATAATGAAATAAAAGGCGATATAAGATTTAATTTAGGATTTGGTTTAGATGGAGCACAGTTTAAAGAAAATAATATTAAAAACATGCTTGTTGAAAGAATTACTAAATCAGGCAAATATAATAAAGAAACTTTAGCTAAATATTTAGATCAAATAGAAGTTAAAACAGTTCCGTTAGAATATGATGGAAAAAAGAAAGAGGGATTAGTTTACAGAATACCTAAAGAATTAGGTGGATCTAATATGTTTGCAGCAGTTGATTCTCCTAAAATATCTACAGATGATTTAAGAGATGCTGTAGCAGATAGTGCTCCTATCGTTGCTTCAATTATAGGTGGTACTTTTGGAAGTGCCGCTGGTCCAGTAGGTACTGTTGCAGGTTCTGCTGTAAGTGCTGGTTTTACAGAATACGCAAGATTAATGTATGGTTACCATAAGTTAGGTTTACAAAACGATTTATACTCACCTGAAGAATTTAATGAAGTTGCTATTGCTGCTTCTATTAAATATGCAGCCATTGATGCTGCTGCAACAGGAGTATTTTTAACTGGTGCAAAACTAATACTACCTACAATATTAGGAAAAAATCAATTAAGTACTAATACTATTAAAGAGTTTATTGAAACACAAGGTAAAACCAATACTGGAATATTTAAAGAAGTAAATAAAGTTAAAGAACAAATGAAAAAAGAATTTAACTTTACGCAAGCAGAAGTAGATAATTATTTTGCAGTATCAGTTGGTAAAGCAATATTAAACTCGGATCAATTAATTAAAAAAGGAAGTGCTGCACAAAAAGCATTATTATCTGACGAAGTTACAAAATTAGAAACTAAAGCAGAGTTTAAAGCTATCGAAGAAAAAATTATAAAACAAACAACTAGAGTATCTGAGGTAGGTAATAAAGAAGCTGATAAAATTATTCAAAATATTCAAAGACAAATAGTAGGTCAAGCAGAAGTAGGAATACAACAAGCAGAGTTAGCTCTTATTAAAAACTCTCAAGGTTTAATTAAATTAGAAAAATCTTTTGTAGATGATGCAGCAACAAGATATTTAGATGAGTTTGGTGTAACTCTAGATGATACTTACAAAGCCCTTGAATCTCGTATATCGGTTTTAAATAAAAATATAGAAACTGGAGTAATGAAAAATACAACTCCTATTAAATTTAATGTTTCTAATGCTATTAAGATAATAGAAAATGATTTAAAAAAATTTACATTTAAAAGAGGTTTATTTCCTACTAAATTAAAAACTATTGGTAAAAAAACTTCACCAGAAAATGCTGCAAAAATTAAAGCAGAAAATAAATTATTTAAATTATATTCTTTATTTAATGATGCTGGTTTTCAAAGCACTGGTAAAAAACTAAAAGATGTTAAAGAAGGTTTTAAACAATTACAAAAAAAGAAAGATTTAACTTTAAAAGATGTTGTTACTTTAAAAAATGCAGTTAATGTTTTATTAGAAACTACAGAAAACGCAACGTCAATAGGTGCCTTAAAACAGTTAAGTAAAAATATTAATAAAAATATAAGTGAAGCAATAATAGAATCAGGTGATACTAAATTAGCTGCAGAATTTGCGGAACAATTAGAATTATTAAATTTAAAAAGAGCAACTTTCTTTAAAAATTTTGCTGAAGATTTTGGAAGTAGTGCCACTAAAGAAGGCATGGAAAATTTAAAATATAGTAGTGAAAAATTATTTAGTAGATTAGTTAATAATACAGATGTTTCAAGAGCTGAAGCAATGGCTTTTGGTGATTTGATTGAAAAAGGATTAGTTCCTAAAGCTACAACAGAAAGAATTAAACAAGCTTTATTAAGAAATTATTTTAATAAAGTTATCCCGGGTGCTGACAATGTAGCGGAAATGACTCATAAAGATTTTTTTAAAAAGTTTGGTAAAAATTATGAATCACTATTAGGTAAAAAATTATATTCACAAGTTTCTAAAGATTCAGATGGTGTATTTAAAGTTATTGATGAATCAGTAAAAGGAGTAAATGATATAAACGCAACTGTTGCTAAATTTCTTCCAGGTATAGAAAACTGGAGTGTTTTAAGTAATTCAGGACCAGGTGAGATAGTAGAGTTTATTCTTTCTCCAGCTTTTACTAAAACAGCTAATCTTACTAAATTATTAAATGCTTTACCAATTCAAACGGTAAAAGAAATTAGAGAACTTGCTTTAACAAGAATGATGAAAGATGTAACTGGCGAAGGTTTTGTTACTAATAAAGTTGCACAAATAGTAGGAGGAACTCCTATAAAAACAGGAACTATTAATGGTGCTAAAATGAATATTTATTTAAATAATAATAGATCAGCTCTTTTACAATTATATAGTCCTGAATTTTTTACAACTATGAGATCAATGGCTGATGTATTAGAAATGTTACAAGTTCCTACTAAACTAGCTAAAGCAACAGATGTTAGTGTTAAGAAAGCTACAGAAAATGCTGCGTTATTTATTGATATGATTTACGGTCCATTAAACCATAAAAGATTAATACTTAACCGTGCATCAAGATTAATGGATAAGTTTGGATTAAGTCAAGACAACTTAATGTTATTTAATGATTATGGTCTATTTGTTGAAGCTGCACAGAAAAACTTTTTAGCTGGTAACTATCCTAGATGGATGACTAAACTTCCACAAAAAGAAAGAAGTAAATTTTTAGAAACTGCAATGAAAGCAATTAATAAATCTATTGATTTTGCAAATTTTGGATTAAATAGAGGAGCCGGTTTAAGAAAAACATTTTCAGCTAATCCTTTAAGAAATCCGTTAGTTCAAAAAGAATATTTAGAAGATAAAATTGAAGGTGATGATGATCGTATGAAAGACGATGCTGATATATTTTTTCCAATTGACGTTACAGCTAAATATGCAATTAAAGCTTTACAAGCAGTATTTAGTAAATCTAAAGAATTAACTTATGATAAAGTAAGAGATGCTTTAGAAACTGCGGGTGAAACTGAAGATAGAAATATAGAAAAAGAAAAATTTGAAGAGAAGATAAACTAATGAAAAAAACTACAACAGCAATCAGATTAGATAATCACGAAAAGCTTTGTAGAATTATGCAAAAACAAACACACGATAAAATAAATTCTTTAGCAACACAAATTAATAGATTAGAAAAAATACTTATAGGAGCAGCTGCATTAATAATTAGTGGATTAGGAATGACTTTAATAGAATTACTTACATGATTCAAAAAAATAAAGGTTGTCTTTGTGAAAACCTTGCGATAGTCTGGCTACAAGAAAAAGGCTTTTATGTATTTAAAGGAAGTCAAACTCATTCTCCAATTGATTTAGTTGCTGTACATCCTACTACTTTAGATCATCATTTTTTTGATGTAAAAATGGTAGGTAAAAGAAAAGATGGAAGTATTATATCTAGAACAGCTAGAATAAAAGACAAACGAGTACAAATATTATCGGTAGACTTAACAAATAAAAAATGTAGAATAGTTCCTAAAAGGAGTGCCGAATGGAGTTAAGAAAAAAAACAGAAATGATCGTAGTTCATTGTGCTGCAACTAAACCGTCTATGGATATAGGTGCGTCTGAAATTAAAAAATGGCATGTAGATGATAATGGTTGGGATGATATAGGTTACCACTATATTATTAAAAGAGGTGGTCTAGTAGAAGTAGGAAGACCTGAAGCTTTTCAAGGAGCTCATGCACCCGCAGCCAATTCTAAAAGTATAGGTGTTTGTTTAATTGGCGGTATGTCAGAAGATGGAGATGCTGAAAATAATTTTACAATGGAACAATTTTTATCTTTAAAAGATTTAATTAAAAGACTTAAAATGACTAATCCTAATATTGTAGAAATAGTAGGTCATAGCGATATACAAGATAATAAACCTAATTGTCCAGGATTTAATTTAAAAGAGTGGTTGTACAAAGAGGATATTAATGTTCAATAAATTTAAAAATAAAATAATAGATAAAATAAATATAATTTCAGAAATTTTTAATAAAAAACAATGGACTGTTTTAATAGTATTACTTGTTTTATCTATAATCATAGGTAAATAATATGTGGATTAGTATAGCATCTAAACTTGTCCCGGGAATCATTAAAACTGGTATGAGTATAGCTTCTAACAGAAGAAAAACAAGAGAACTTGAATCAGTTGCAGAAATGAAACATGCGGAACGTATGGCCTCAGGCGAGTTAGAATATAAAAAAGCTGTTATTCAAAATAATCAACAAGGATGGAAAGATGAGTTTGTGTTGATATTGGTGTCAGCACCTGTTATGTTATTGATATGGTCTATCTTTTCTGATGATCCAGAAATTATGATGAAAGTAGAAAAATTTTTCGAACAATTTAATAACATGCCTTTTTGGTATCAAGCTTTATTTATCGGTGTAGTTTCAGCTATATATGGTTTAAAAGGCGCAGACATAATGAAAAAACCAAAATGATAAAAAATTGTAACAAATGTAAAAAAGAATTTGAAGCTAAAGAAGAACTAGATATGTTCTGTAGCGATGATTGTAAACAAGAAGCTCTTGCTGATCTAGATAATGATAGTGACGAGTGTTTAAGCTGTCAGTAAATGATTGATAGATTTATATATAATTTTTTTGCAAAACTAGATGATCTTACTATGTGGATGGATAGAATATTTTTTCCACCTAAAAAGAAAAAGAAAAAATTAAAGAAATAACTCTTTCCAATTATCACCTGTAATTTGATCTGCTAATTTCTTTTTAGTACTTAAAGCTTGTAATATTTTTTCATCAATAGTATTAGGACATACGAAGTCAATATAAGTTACACTATCAGTTTGACCTATTCTATGTGCTCTATCTTCTGACTGTAGTCTAACTTCCATGTCATAAGTATTATTAAAATAGATTACAGTTTTAGCTGCAGTTAAAGTTAAACCGTAACCACCAGTTCTAGGTTGACCAATAAAATATTTAATTTCTCCAGCTTGAAATTTTTCAACTATATTTTGTCTTTCTTCTGCTGGAGTATCACCAAAAAATGTAGCAACTTTACTAGCTCCATATTTTTTAGCTAGAGTATCACGAATCAATTTAATTGAATTACGATATGTTGCCCATATAATTACTCCGCCAGTTGTCTCTTCAAGTACATCTAATAGTTCTTGAAGCCTAGAATTAGTTCCTTTTATAATTTCTTCAGTTCCATCGTCATATTTAATAAATCCACATAGTATCTGCTGTAACCTTAATATTCGTGTGATTACGAGAGGCGCAGTCACTAATTTAGACTGTTCTAGTTCTAATATAGCTCTTTTTCTTAATGTGTGATACATCACCTTCTGCTCACGAGTAAGCTCTATTTCTCTTTTTAATCTTATTTTAGGTGGTAAATCTAAACATTCTTCTTTAGTTACCCTAAAACTATGTTCTTCTAATATTTCTTGAAGTTCATCTAATCTTTGATACTCGACAATCTCATCAAAACTATGAGTAGATGTTCTTCTTCTACGCATTACACAAAAAGTATTTCGATAAGCATAGAAACTAGCTTGTAATATAAACTCATCTAGGAAATGCATTTGAGCCCACAAGTCTAATGGACCTTGGGTCACAGGAGTTCCCGTAAGTATTCTTTTATACTTTGCAAGCTTACCTAACTTTAAACAAGATTTAGTTCTTCTTGCAGTTCTATTTTTGATATTACTACTTTCATCAATAGTCCAAAAACAATTAGTAATGTTTAATAATCTATTTAAATAATTTTTACCTTTGTCAGTAGATAGAGCTTCTATATTTATTATAAAAAATTTTAATTTATGAGAAGGATTTAAAAAGTTAGTAAGCGTTTCGATATTAGTTTTAGTTTCACTAGGATTCCATATACATATATCGGTAAAACTTTTTACATCATCTGGCATATGAGTATTAAACTCTGATGCTATCCAATTACGATAGACACCTTTAGGTGCAGCAATAATAGCACAATTAATTTTACCTTCTCTATAAAGATAAGCTATATTATCTATTACTACTTTAGACTTTCCAGTTCCTTGTTCCATAAACAAGGCGTATGATTTTTTATCTTTTGATTTTAAAAAAGCATCATATTGATGTTTATAAGGTTTAGTTTTAAATTTATACTTTAAAAAATCAACTTCATTAATAAATTTAACTTGCATTTAATCTTTCTGTTTTCTAATTATAATTTTACTTTATATAACTTCTATAATATAAGTAAATAATAAAAATGAGAAAGGAGAACATTATGGCTAAAGTTTACATTGTACAGGAAAATCCTAATGTAAATGTCATAGGTGCTGGTCGCTTTGGAGAATTAATTCCTATGTTACCACCTGGAAGACAAATTACTCTTTCACCTGCTCCTGTAGTTAGATTGCTAAAAAATAAATTAAAAGATTTTAGTGATAACGATTTCTTACTTGCAATGGGAGATCCAGTTGCAATTGGAATTGCGTCCATGGCTGCAGCAGATATAAATAATGGAAAAGTAAATATGCTAAAATGGGATAGAGAAAATCAATGCTATTACAATGTAAAGATTGATCTATATCAGAAAGGAGAAAGCAATGAGTAAAGAAAACTGGATATTTGATTCAGTAGAGAAACACAAGAAAAAAGAAAAGTTACCAGAAGGTGGACTAGAAGTAGTTACAGCTATTGGAAATAAACTTGTTGAAAAGAAAAAGAATCTTGCGAAAGAAGAAGAAAGACTTAAAGTTTTGAAAGCTGAAATTCGTGAGATTGAAGAAAAAGAATTACCTGATGCTATGGCGTCATGTAATAATATGACTAGATTTGATTTAGGAGACGGAAGTCAAATTTCAGTTAAAGACGATTTATTTTGTTCTATACCAGAAGATAAAAGAGCAGGTGCTCTTAAATGGTTAGAAGAAAATGGTCATAGTGAACTAATTAAACATGATGTTAAAGTTAGTTTTGCTAAAGGCGAGTATGATGAAGCTGATAAACTAATTGAGGTTTTAAATAAAAATTTTAAAAATATACCTTATGATGAAAAATCTTCAGTTCATGCTGACACACTAAAAGCTTTTGCTAAAGAAAGATATAGTTTAGGTGAAACATTACCTGAAGAATATTTTTCTGTATACGAAGCCAGTATAGCAAAAGTTAAACTCGGAAAGGAGAAATAATATGGCAGACAAACAAGTAGCAGTTAAACCAAATAACGAAGTTGCAAGTGGAGACATTTCAGCTGATTTAATTGTAAAAGCAGCAGGTCGTGGATTAGAAAATGTCAGTAATGATGATATTACTATTCCTAGATTAGCTATCGTTCAATCGGGATCACCACAAAGAAAAAAGAAAGATGAGAAATATATCGAAGGCGCAGAAGAAGGTCACATCTTTAATACTGTAACCAATCAGTTATACGATGTTGAAGGTATTACAGTTATACCTTGCGGATATAGAAAATCTTATGTGGAGTGGGTACCAAGAGAAAGTGGAGGCGGATTAGTCGCTGTTCACGATATGAAACCAGACGGTACGACCGTTGATCCTAAAACTAAAAAAACTTTTCTCGGCGAGAATCAAATAGTAGATACCGCAGAGCATTTTGTTTTAGTTAAAAAAGATGATACGTGGGAACCAGCAGTTCTTACTATGACATCTAGTAATCTCGGAGTTTCAAGAAAGTGGAATACACTTCTTAAAATGAAAAAGATTAATATAAAAGGTCAAATGGTAGAGCCACCATCGTTTTTATATATGTTTAAATTAGCAACCATAAATGCGGAAAATGATTTAGGTAGTTGGTATAAATATAAATTAGACGAAATAGGTCAAGTATCTAGTAAAGATGTATTTAGCCAAGCTGAATCTTTATCTGATTCTATAAATACAGGTAAAGTTAAAGCATCTGAACCAGTAGATACTGAAACTACTACAAATACTGAGGTTAATAACTCTAAAGCGCCTTGGTAATTATGCAAGAAGATTTTTTTAAAGTCTTTCCAGGTCTTAATCGGGCTTATGGCCAATTCTTTATTACTGAAAGAAAAGGTCCTAAACTCGATGGCTATGGTAAAACTATTAGAGAAACCTACACTGCTGAACTATGGAAAGAACACCTAGATGGTAAAACTGGTCTAGGTGTTATTCCTATTAACGAAAATAATCAATGTAAATGGGGTTGTCTAGATGTAGATGACTATTCAGTTGATATAGAAAAAATTAGTAAACAGTTTGTAAAAAAGAATTTAATAGTTTGTAGATCAAAGTCAGGCGGAGCACATATATTTATATTTACTAAAAAACCAGTAAGTGCTTCATCAATGATAAATAAACTTAAAGATATTGTTAAAGCATTTGGATTTGTTAAATACGATTTAAGACCTCAACAAACTAAATTAATTAATAAAGAAGATGTAGGTAGCTGGCTTAATATGCCTTACTTTGGTGGAAGTCAAACTGATAGATATGCTTTATATGATGGCGAAGTACTTACGCCTGATCTTTTTGTTAAATGGGTTAACAAATTTTCAGTAGAAAGTTTAGATGAAATTGATTTAAAATTTATTAAAAAGTTAAATAAATCAAACGAAATATTACCAGGTGGTCCTCCTTGTTTACAACAATTATTATCTCAAGGTGCATTAGGAGAAGGTGGTAGAAATAATGGTTTATTTAATATAGGAGTTTATCTTCGCAAAAGATTTCCTGAAGAATGGCAAGAGAAGTTAGAAGAATATAATGATGAATATCTTGATCCACCATTAAAACCTAGAGAATTTACTACAGTATTAAATAGTTTAGATAAAAAAAGTTATAATTATAAATGTAAAGATTCACCAATTAATTCAGTATGTAATAAAACTAAATGTTTAACTTGCGAATATGGTATAAACGATGAAGGAACAATGCCTGTTCTTAATAGTATTACTAAAATTTTAACTAATCCACCACAATACTTTTTAACTTTAAGCGAAAAAAAGATAGGTCCATTATCTAGTAAACAAATTTATAGTTTTATAGATTTTAAACAAGTTGTATTTGAAAATTTAGATATGTTACTTCCTAAAATTAATGACAAGTTATGGACTGAAACAGTTAATGATTTAATGTCTAGAGTAGTATCTGTAGAAGCACCTAAAGATAGTAGTAATGAGGGACGTCTATTTGAATTATTAGAACGATTTTGTACAGGTTCAACTTCTTCTACAGAAATAGAAGATTTATTAAGAGGTAAAGCTATTATACAACAAGAAGTAACTGAATTTAGAATAAATGATTTTATGGAATTTTTAGATAGACATAGATTTAAAGAATTTAAATTACACGAAATTACTGCTTATCTTAAAAATTTAGGTGCTAATCACAGTGGAAAAAAGATAAAAGGTAAATTTACTAATACATGGAGTATACCTAATTTTCAAATGCAAACAGAAGAATTTAAACAACCAAACATAAATAAGGAGGCTTATGAATAAAGATCAAGCGATTGATATTTTACTTAATCATGCTAAAAAATATAACGATCCACATTATAAAGCAGATGTGCAAAAATTAACTGCTGCAGTTTTGTTTATGGATACACATCTTAAAGCAATGTTTGAAGGTGGTCATCTTAAAGAAGATAAACAAGACGCAAAAATTGAAATAACTGGTTTACAAATTGATTCACATAAAGGAGCTTAATGATTTTATTTTTTGATACAGAAACTAATGGATTATGGAGACGAGATTTAAATTCTAATCACGAAGATCAACCTAGATTAGTTAGTTTAGCTTTTCAAGTTACAGATGATAATGAAAAAATTATTGCACAATATAGTTCTAGAATAGAACCTAAAAATGTAGCATATCCAGAATTTAAAATACCTAAAGAAGCAGCAGATATACATGGTATATCTACAAAAGAAGCACAAGAAACAGGTATATCGCTTACTCATGCATTAGCAGTTTTTACTTTTTTTTCTAGTAAGTGTCATACTATTGTAGCACATAATTTAGCTTTTGATTTACAAATCATACAAAGAGAAGTTGACTTGTTAAAATACATTTGGAAAAGACCAGATAATTTACATTGCACTATGATGACATCTAAAGATGAAATGAAATTAGAAGGTCAATATTCTGACTATAAATTTCCTAAACTTCAAGAATGTTTTGATCATTTTTTTCATCAAGGAGTACAAAATTATCACGATGCTTTACTTGATGTTCAATTATGTAGAGAGCTTTACTTTCAATTAAGAAGAAAAGCAATATTATTAAAAGGACCACAAGAAATACCTAAAGAATTACTTAAACGAATTGATGGAGAAAAGTATAAAAATTTAGTTAATTTTTTAAATAGTATTGATAGCACAAAAATAAATGATTGGGAAAATAATTTTTGTCAATCTGTAATAGAAAAATTAGATAAGTTTGATGAACACATTTTATTATCTAATAAACAATATGAAACTTTAAGAAAAATATTTCAAAAACATGGTTAAAACAATTAAAATATTTGGTAGTCCTGGTACAGGTAAAACAACTACACTTTTAAAATTATTAGAAGAAAAAATTGCAGAGGGTTATAGACCTGATAAAATTGGTTTTTTTTCTTTTACACGTAGAGCAATAAAAGAAGCTCGTAGTAGGGTTATCAAAAAGTTTGATTTATCAGAAGATGATTTAGATTATTTTAGAACAATACATAGTATGTGTTATCGAACTTTAAATATTAATAGTGGTAGAGTATTTAAAGGAGAACGTGTTAAAGAATTTAGTGAATTAGCTAGAGTAGAAATGTCTGGTGTATCAGAAGAAGATACATCTGGCTTATCAGTAGGAAATAAAAAAGGTGATTTATTATTATTTTGTGATGAAGTATCACGTTCTAGTGAAAGAGATTTAAAAGAAGTATGGAAAGAACTAGAGTGTGATCACACATGGGAAGAACAAGAATTTTTTTCTAAAGTATTAAAACATTTTAAAGGTGGTAAAAATCTTCTAGATTTTACAGATATGTTAGATTTATTTATTAAAGAAGATACTGTGCCTCAACTTGATGTAATTTTTGTAGATGAAGCACAAGACTTAACTACTAAACAATGGAAAGTAATTGAAAAGCTAACTTCTAATTGTAAATTTAGATATATAGCAGGTGACGATGATCAAGCTATTTATAAGTGGGCTGGTGCTGATGTTAAAAAGTTTTTAGATATACAAGGTAATGTTCAAATTTTACCAGTAAGTTATAGATTACCTAAAACAATACATAAACTTGCGTGTGATATATCTCATAAAATATCTTTAAGACAAGATAAAGAATGGACTTCAAGAGATGATCAAGGATCAATTACAGATATTAATTCAATAGAAGATGTAGATATGTCAGACGGTGAGTGGCTTATTTTAGCTCGATCAGGATATCAATTGTTTAAAGCAGAAGCATACTGTAAAAGAATGGGTTGGTTTTATGAAAAAGGTTACCACGAATTTAGAACTAATAAATTTGTAATAGCAATAAGATCATGGATTAAATTAAATAGAGGTGATACTATATCATTTGACGAACTTAAAAAGTTATACCAGTGTTTAAAAGGAATTACAGGTATAGCCCGGGGTTTTAAAAAACTAGAAGGTATAGATCAAAATATGGAATTTAGTTTAGGTTATTTAAAAGAAAATGTAGGATTATTAGCAGAAGGTGATTGGCAAGATATAATTGTAGGCCTTGATCCAGAAGATATTATAATGTTTGAATCTTTAATTAAATCTGGCGATATATTTAAAAATAAAGCTCGTATTAGATTATCAACAATACATGGGATAAAAGGTGGAGAAAGTGATAATGTGGTCGTTATTTCCGATATATCTTACAAAACTTGGCGTAAATTTAACGTTGAACCAGATGATGAACATAGAGTATTTTATGTTGCAATTACAAGAGCTAAAAAAAATTTGTTCTTATTGCAGCCAGAAACGAAGTATAGTTACGAATTACGTTAATATAAAAAAGGAAGAATTATGAAAGCATTAGGAACTTATATATTTGCTGGCGGATTTACATTAGGAGTTAAAAAACATTTTGATGTGTTAGCACATTTTGAAGATAAACCCGGATTATATAAAAAAACTGCTAAAGCTAATTTTCCTGATTTACCAATTTACGAAGGCGAAGATGATTGGCCTAGAGAAAAATTTAAAAATAAAGTTGATTTTGTATATTGCAACCCACCTTGTGCTCCCTGGTCAAACTTAGGTGCGACACAGAAAGGTGCGTCTGCATGGAAGAACGACCCTAGGATTGCCTGCTGGAGAAATAGTTTTAACCTTTTAAAAGAGTTAGAGCCTTCAGCAATTGCTATCGAGTCAGTTCCTAGGGTCTATTCAAAAAATGGCGGTTACCCGATGATCATGGAACTTACTGAAGAAGCAAACAAATTAGGATATCAAGTAACTCATTTACTAATTGATGGTCAATTTACAGGTTTAAATCATAGTCGTAAAAGATTTTTCTTTATTGCAACTAAATATGAATTAAATCCACATAGATTAAATTTTGCACCTGCACCTACGACAGGAGAAGTTTTAAAATCATTTGCAGATGAATATGGTAAAGATGCTGGTCATATTTTTAAAATGACTGAATCAGAAATACCTTATTTAAAACACTGTAAACAAGGAGAAAGTTTAAGAACTACATGGGAAAGATTTAATCCACCTGAAACTTGGGTAAGAGGAGGAATGCGTGGAGGAGTAAAAGGTAGACCACAATTTATGAAATGGAGATTATCTACAGCTAAAGTTTGTCCAGTTATTGCTGGAGGATTTTATATTCACCCTACAGAAGATAGATTATTTGGTCATAAAGAACTAGCTTATCTTGCAGGATTTCCACACGATTATAAATGGGAAGGACCTGCTGGCTCTATCGGATCACAAATCGCACGAGGAGTTATGCCTCCAGTAGCTGAATATGTAGCAAGAATAGTAAAAGAAAGTATAGAATTAAAAGATAAACCGATTCATAAAATGATGACAGTAGATTTTAGAAAACAACCAGAACAAGAAAGTTTAATTTGACACACGAAGATATTTTTAAATCGTTGCATGAAGATTTATTAGGAGATATAAATAGATTTCATAATAAATTTGGTTTTAAGAAAAACGAAAAAGTTGGTATACCAGATAACAATGAATTAGTTAATTTTAGAACTTCTTTTTTAATGGAAGAATTGGCAGAATATACTCAAGCAATAACTAAAAAAGATGATGCAGCAGCATTAGATGCTCTTGTAGATATAGTTTATATTGCTTTAGGTACAGCTTGGTTATTTAATTTACCATTTGAAAAAGCTTGGAAAGAAGTACAAACAGCTAATATGAAAAAAATAAGAGCTAAAAGTAAATCTAAAAAACGAGGAACTGCATTTGATGTAATTAAACCTAAAGGTTGGAAAGCACCTAATATAGATCAAATAGTAGAGGAAGAGAAAGAAAAAAATGAAGATTTTAGTAACAGGCTTTAATGCTTTAACTATTGGTACAGCCAAAAGTCCATTAAATATTGCATCATCAGCAAGAATATTACCAGGAGTATTAACAGAACTAGGTCACGAAGTAACTCAAAAAGCTATTATCCCGGGAGAAGATGTATCACAATATGATAAAGTAATTGTATATGTGTTTGGCCCTAACAGTCTTTCAGCTCGTTATTGGTATGGTGCAGCATATACTATTACTCAAAGACCCGATGCTATAATATCAATAGACGATCATCAAACTAAAGAAACAGTATCTGGCTTTGGAACTTTTAGTAGAGGTCATTGGAGAATATGGAAAAAGTTATCTCAAGCAGGAAATCCAGTAGGAAAAATGTATTGGGACGAGGCTCAACCTTATAAAAAAGAAATTGAAGATTTTGTAGATACTTTTGCTTTTGACGAATGGCCACATAAATTATTAATACCAGCTTATG